AAACACATTTAAAAAAATAAAATTAATTGGAGATAATTTTACACAGGCAAAACGTGTTGGCGAGGAAGGTGATATTCAAATGATAACAATTGATTCACTGAACTTGCACAACGTTGATATGATTAAAATTGATGTAGAAGGATATGAGATGGAAGTTCTTAAAGGAGCTAATCAAACATTAGAGACAGTGAAATACGTTATGATTGAACTTAATAGTAACACAGGAAAATATGGCAGTAGTAATAAGGAATGTATGGATTTTCTAGAGCAATTAGGCTTTAAGTTACTACTAGAACATTGGCCTGACAAGGTTTATTATCGTGCAGATTGATATTGAATCAAAGATGATTTATGTGCATATACCTCGTACAGGTGGTAGTTGGTTTTCATATGCGTGGCCAAACCAGTGGGACAAACAGTATTTTTTACAAAAGCATGAGTTTGGAAGACACGGACAATTATCTGGAATCCTAAAAAAATTAGACGAAGCTAAATTTGATTATTCAGATTTTAAGATTGTAACAATAGTAAGGGAGCCTATTGATAGAATTGTAAGTGCTTGGGGCTATTATAATGAAACAAAAGATACAGCTAAACGACATGGATGGAAAAGTATTGACGATATGTTAGACGAATATGAAAGCGGCAAGGTGAAAGCACACTACCTGCCACAAACTTACTGGTTATGTGAACCAGATGCAAAGTTTGATGTAATTTACAGATTTGAAGATTTGCTTAAAAGACCAAAAAAACCACGTGAACAATTTCCAAAATTTAATACCAAGTTTAAATTTCCCAAAAAATTAATCAGAGGAATCAAAGACCGTACATCAAGAATAACTTATCATCAAGTGCAAAGGATTAAAAGTCTCTATAAAGATGATGTTAAATATTTGTCCAAGTACTACCCCAACGTTTAAATAATATTATGAAAATTTTCATTACAGGTGTTGCAGGTTTTTTAGGATCACATTTAGCAGACTTAATGATATCTGAAGGACATTCTGTAGCTGGTAATGATAACATGATTGGGGGCTATACGGATAATGTGCCACAAAATGTAGAGTTTTATCAAATTGATTGTTGTGATTTAGAAAACATGACCAAAGCAATGGAAGGCTGTGACGTTGTATATCACACTGCCGCTACTGCATATGAGGGTCTTTCAGTTTTTTCTCCTGTCCTTGTAACACGAAATATTTTTGAGGCATCAGTAGCAACCATTACTGCGGCAATTAGAAACAAAGTAAAACGGATTGTCTATTGTTCAAGTATGGCTAGATACGGACATCATGACAGCGTACCTTATAAAGAAGATTATGAATGCCGTCCACAGGATCCATATGGTATTGCTAAAAAAGCTGGAGAAGATGTTCTAATTAATTTGTGTGAAACACACGGAGTGGAGTATGTGATAGCTGTACCTCATAACATTGTTGGTCCAAGACAAAAGTATGATGACCCATTTAGAAATGTGATGTCAATAATGTTAAACAGAATGTTGCAAGGCAAGCAACCAATTGTGTATGGGGATGGTAAACAGCAAAGATGTTTTAGTTATATAGATGATTGCTTGTATTGTTTAAATGCTTTAGCCTTTCAAGATAATGTTGTTGGCGAAGTAATCAACATAGGACCTGACGAAGAACCTGTAACAATAAATGAATTAGCAGAAGCATGTGCAAATGAAACAGGGCTTAATTTAGATCCTATTCATCATAAAGACAGACCAAAAGAAGTCAAATTAGCAACCTGTTCATCTGATAAAGCACGTAAATTGCTGGACTACCAAACATCCACAAATATGCGGCAGGCAGTGAAAAAGACTGCTGAGTATATCAGAACAAGAGGAACCAAAAAATTTCAATACCACTTACCACTAGAGATTATTAATGAACACACACCAGATACTTGGAAGAAAAAATTAATATGATTTCATTTTGTTGTCCATCAAGAGGCCGCCCAGAACTTGCAAAAAGACTTGTTGACACAGCAACTAAGATGCAGGATGGCGATACTGAATTCCTTTTTTATCTTAATGATGATGATCCAAAATTAAAACAATATAAAGATTTGCTTGATGAAAAACATTACACAGTAGGACCAAACCAATCAACTTGTTTTAGTTGGAACTTGATGTGTGAAAAGGCATCCAACGACGTGGTTATGTTAATGGGAGATGATGTACAAGTGAATACTAAAGGGTGGGATACATTGATTGTAAATGAAATAAACAAATACCATGATCGTATACTAATGGTTGTTCCTTCTGATGGCCGTGTGAAAACATCAGGAAAACTAGGAAACACTGTGAGACTTTGGGGTGATGAACCTTTAGGCGCGGCACATTTTGCAGTTCATAAAAACTGGACAAACACATTAGGATATCTTGCACCAATATTCTTTTGGCACTGGCACGTTGATTCTTATACACAAAAAGTCGCTCGTAAATTAAATAGGTGTTTATATTTGCCAACAGTTGAATTTAAAGCTAAAAAAATTATAAACGACGATGCTGGAAAACAAATTAGAACTAACTTCAATATCAATATCCGCGACAACTATGTTTGGAAAAAAGTCAGAGATAGGCATCTAGCAAATGATGTAAGTGCCCTAAAAAAATTTATAGAGGATAAAAGCACTTCTTACTTCTATGCTTCATAATGAATAAGTTAAAAGTTATTCTATTGGTATTTTGATTACTCTCATACGAATGCCAAGTTTTATTTTGTTGTCCACAAAATATAAATGTTGAGTTTGGTTTCCATTCTGCTTCTTTTACAAATGCGTTTTCATTTTGAGCAGTATACATTTTTGTCCCAACATTTATATCTGGAGTAATATAAGTGACACTACTCCAAGTTTTTTCAAGTCCTTCTTGGTGTATATAAAACTTATATGGCAAAGGCGGAGTAATACTAATGTGTGCGTTAATACCTAGTGTTGGGTATTTTCTATATTCTGGATATACTTCATGTAACTGTTTTATGTTAGCAAATAACTTGCTACAAATATCTATAGTTTCATCATAAAAATCAATATTGTATTCATTGTATTGGTTAGGATGAATATGTATCAACTTATCTGTTTTTATTTCAAGTTGTTGTTCGCATTGTTTTTTTAATTTTAAGAATACATCTGGGCTAAATGTGTCTTCAATTATTTGATAGGGCCACGGGTCATGATGCACATCAGTGTTCAAACATTTTTGTAAAAATCTTTCACCAACACTCATTGTAATCTCGCAATTATTTGTTCGTACTTTACTTTTGATATATCCAATTGTATACAAGGCCGTCTTATGTATTTTCTCTTCTGTTCTTCTATCGTAATATCTTTACAAGGAGTAAGCAAAAACTTATTTTGATGATACCTAATTTTTTTCCCAGCAAGATTTATTTCAGGTTGTGAGTTGTTATCTGAACGTTCTCTAAAAAACCATAAAGCAATTATTTCTTTTCTAAAATCTATTTGAGTTATATCGTCTTTAAGTTCAAACCCAGTTCTATATTTTGCATCAAATTCTTTCCATGTTGCGTGATTAAAATTATTTTGGTTTTCATATAGAGAATCATATTCTTTTGTAGGAAAAATATTTGTACTGACAATATGTTCAACAGGCTCTCTGAAATAGTGTTCTTTTTTTAACTTTTCCCAATTCATTATGAACTAAAAAGATTTATTAATTCTTTTTTCCAATCGTCACCGTATTCACAATCTCTGTATCCGTCAAACCATGGCCCACCTTCTGTATAATGTAATATTTTTGGCACACCATCGTTTGGTTCTTTATACCAACCTACTAGCCAATTATATTCAATAGGCAGTGCACCAATTTCATTATCATCTAACCAACTAAATCTATGTAGGAATTTGGCTTCTTCTTTGTTTAAAAGTTCTGGAGTAAGTATTTTGTTTTTTGGATGTTCACAATTCCAAATCACCATGCTAGACCAATTTTTTCTTGGATATACTGTTTGTGTTTGTCCATCCATTTTAGTTGTTTCTTTTGGTGTATAATCATGTTGTACACATACAACAGCTTTAGATGGATCACACCATTTGACTAATTCGTGGCTTGGAATTTTCCAAAGGAAATCACAATCGCAAAATACTGCCCAGCCTTTAAAGTCATTTAGATAAGGCACAAAAAATCTTGTAAATGTAAATTCTGTAGATGCTAACTTGTCGACTGGTCTAGTATACAAACCTTGATCTCTCATCTGTTTTTGTTTTAAAGGAATTACTTCCGCAGATGGGTCACGTCTTTTGATGCTATGTTCGCAAACTTGATATGCTATATCTTCTCTACTATCGTGCCCTACGTAAATTTTCATGTGCAATCTTGTGTATTTGTTTCCAATTATTTACTCTTGTTACAGCAGGATGGCTAAAATCTTTGTTGTAAGTGTGATCAATTATTATACACTGTAAACCAAATTTTAAACCAGTTTGCACATTATAAGGTTTGTCTTCTACCCAAAGTAATCCTGTATCTTTGAATTGTTCTAATACTTCATCCTTGTCAGCTCCTGTATCTAAGATGTGATAGTTACTGAATACACTCTCTCCAAAGAGCTCTGCTAACCGTCTTTTCCGCAACGCTTGTGCTGGTAAATCAGAAGTCTGACTAGTTATAGGTATAAAAGTCCAACCTTCTGCGTGTAGCAGTTTGACCCATTGTATAGTATCGGGCATCGCTTGTTGCGTGCCCATCCAAGCACTTTTATTAAATTCTCTTATTTCTTTTCTGATTTGAAATTTGGTCAAACCAAATCTTTCTGCCATTTCGTAGGTGTTTTCTTTGTCTGGTAGTAATTTGTATGGAAATATTTGTTCTCCATTTTCGTTATAATAATTACGCTCAAGCATCCACTTAATAAAATGGTTCTCCCATTCCATTAGCACACCGTCTACGTCTGTTAATATAATTCTATTTGATGTCGGCATCTTCCATGCCAGCTACTCTCAGTTTTACAATGTTTGTTATCTGCCATTGTTTTTGATCTAAACCTTTAGTAATGCCTAGCCATTGATTTCTTAATAATGCAAATTCATTAATAATTTTTTCCATATCTACAACATCCTGCTCACCATCTGTGTACTTTTCAGCATCTCTGCTTGATAGTGCTCTGTTATAATTTTCTAAGAATTTTTTGAATGATTTTGATCTTGTCCTACGTAATTCAATATTCAAATAATTAAGTATCGCTTCTATTTGTTGCAATTGATTAAAACGTTGTTCTACAATTCCAGGCAATGCGGCAGAAGCCTTTTCAAGATTTCCATAAATTCTTATTTCTTTTTTAGCGTTTTGTAATTCTTGATCGTAAAAGGTTATGCAGTCTGGAATGCGTGCTAAATTTCTACTTACTTCACTGTACCAATTAGTTGTCGTCATATCGATCGCTGTAATCCTCTTCGTCGTCTTCGTATTCCTCAAAAACTGTATTCACCGCTTCTTCTAATTTTGGATCATATTCTCCAATTGCTTTGATTTCGTCGTGCTCAACACCTATGTCGTCTAAACATTTTACAAAGTCAATAGCGGCATCTGCCTTTTGTTTTTCTGGAATAAAATGAACAACAGAGTTCCACAAACGTTCAATATCTTCTTGGGTCATTTCTACCATTATTTTTCCTTAGGTTGGTCTACTGCTAATTTATCAAAATCTTGCATTAGCATATCTAATTTATCTCCAACCCAGGCTTTTCTGAACTCAATGTGTTCTTTTCCTGCTGAATCAATATATTTTAATCTATTTCCTTGTTGTGTTAATACGCCTTTTTTCTCAAACAAGTCAACTAGTCCGCTGTATGGATCCATTCCTGTGTCATAAGGAATCTTAACTTGTACTCCTTCAAATGGTTTAGCGTATCTTGTCTTCATCACTTTACAAGCGGCTCTGATACCTCTTACGTCAGTGACTTTGTTTCCTTTTTCGTCTTCTTTTAGTTTTAATTTTTTCATTGCAACAACAATACTTGATGCGTAGATAAATCCTTGACCACCAGATATTTTATCATCTGGATCAAACGTATCCTGTGATGCATATGTGTGGTTAGTTGCTATCATTCCAACATTCCAAGAGCCAAACATATTCACACAGTTTCTTACAAGAGCTGTTAGTGCTTTAGGCTTACGTCCTAAGTCACCCTTCATTTCGCCTGCTTCAAACTGGTTAACGTCCGTTGGAGTCAGCATCATTCCTAGTGAATCAATTACAAATAAAACTTTTGGAGCACCTTCTTTGTTGTCTGCGTGTTGCTCTTTATAGCCTTTCATGAACTCTGACACTGTCTTTGCAACATCATCTACCATAGACATACTTAATTTTAAAAGTTTGTCTTCTGATGTGTCTACTTTAAGTGCTTGTAGCCATTGCTCGTCTAATGCATTTTCTGTATCGATGAGTATAACAAATATACCTTGTTGTTGTGCATTTTTAATAATGTTGCCTGATGCAATGTAACTCTTACCTGCACCAGACTCACCGGCAAGTACTGTTACTTTGCCTAGGGGAATACCTTTATGGAAATCTCCAGTCATCAAATAGTTTAATGCATAGTTGCCTGTAGATATCCAGTCTGTAGGATCATTAAAACCAATTCCTAATCCTTGAATAGATTTTGTAATGCTTTTTCTAAATTTTGTTGCGTCAAATACTTTTGTCATTGTACTCCTTCTATTATATCTATTTTACTGTTTTTTGTCAATCTAACTGTGTTATGCCAAGTAATTTTACCAAGAGGCAAGTTACCAATACCGTTTGTTTTTTTGTAAGGATCAATATTGTTATCTTTGCACCATGAAATAAATTCACTATGGAAAATATTTTTTTTATTTCTAAAACTTATTTTTATATCTGCTCCTATGTAATGATTGTTTTTTTGTTTTTCGTAATCACCACTCAATCCATCTTTCCATAAATCTATAAAATTTTTTCCTAATTCGTTATATGAAAGATATACTTCATTTGCTTTTTCTTCAAAATGTGTATGATAATATTCACTTTTTTCTAAAGGTATGCGTGGAGTTTCTTTACGTAGCTTGGTCCATTGTATTTGTAAGTTTGTTGGATTTTTAGAAAAATTTTCCAATGCATGAATACAATAGTTTAGATCCCGGACACTTTCCTTTACTGTTGTTGGAGCCATCATCATCAGTTTAGTTGGATTATCAAATTCTCCTGATAATTTTTCAAATGTAATGTGTAATTTATTGTAATCATCTTGATCAAAATTTGTTGGAAGCTGAATAAATTCATGTTTTAAAAAAATATTGATATTATTAATTGCAGTAATAAGATCTTTTTTTATCTCATTAACAGTTTTGTATTGATAAAATGTCCTTCTATTATCTATGTCTTTACCGTCGCCTACGTATATGGATTTGATTAAATTTTTCCATTTGTAGGCGACAGAGTTGTCATAAAGTTCTAAACGAAATGCTGGTACACCATCAATTTCGTATAGCATATTTTACTTTGCTTGTCTTGATCTGATCAACTTCAAGATGTCTTCTGCTCTCTTGGCACTATCAGTGCTTGGTTGTGCCGGAGCAGTAGTTTCGACTGCTGGTTTTTCATTTTCATGCGAGTGTGGTTTATCACCATCTGCGTGACTATGAGTTGTGCCATCATCGTGTGTATGTTCAACAGTTGCAGGTTTATCTGCTTGTGGTAAACTTACTTGACTTGCTTGTACTCCTGCTGGTCTAAAGTATTGTCCATACTTCTCAAGATCATATGCCTCACCGTCCACAGATTTTTCAAATAACTCTTTGATTATTTTAACTTCTGCTTCTGTTGGTTCTTTTGGTCTAAAGTCATTAAGATTATGTAATCCAAACTTCTCAACTGCACTTCTTTCTGCTTCGTCAAGTGCTCTTTCTCTTCTCGACCATTTTGATGTTGAGTAATCAGCATAACCGCCTTTGGTAGTTTTTGTGATTCTAAAATCAACACCTCTCACACTGTCAGTTGGCAATTCTTCCATTTCTGGATCCAGTAATGCCGCTCTGATTATGTTGAAAATTTGAGGACCAATTATAAATCTTCTAATTGGATTCTCTGGTGTTGTGTCTTCACTTAATGGATTTGCTGTAACAAAACCTTGGAAAATATAGCTTTTCTTTTTCCAATATTTTCTTCCCATGTCTTCCATGCTTTTGTCTTTGAACCATGGTCTAACTTCTGTTAGTACAGGACAAGTTTTACCATACATCTCCATACAAGGAACCTGTACAGTAACTGGTCTTGAATCAGTTTGACCTTTGATGCCTGCGAAAGGCAGTTTGATCATGTTTCTTTCAGTCCAGAAAAATGTATTGTTTGTATCCTTATCTGGCAAAAATCTAAGGACTGCTTCGTCCCCTTCTTTTATATTCCAGTGTGGATAAATGGCGTTGTCTC